TTACCAGGTCCGGGTCCAGCGGGATCTGGCGGCGCTCGATGACGGGGTTGCCGTCTTCGTCCACCTCGCCGGTGTCCACCTCTTCGGTGCGGATGGGCGGGATTTCGATTGTGGCTACCTGGAAGCCGGCGCCGCCTTCGGTGATCTGGCCGCCTTCTTGGCGCAGGTCGATCATGACGGCGGATTGCGCCTGGCGTTCTTCGGTGTTGTAGGCCTGGCCGCCAACGGTCACGATGGCGCCGTCTACTCCTACATCAGCGTGCGGGCCGGGGCCCCGTGTGATCAGTCGCATGGTTTGCTCCTTACTGGTTCATCAGGTGCGCCACGTAGCGGACGCGGACAGAATCGGCCGATCCGGCCAGATAGGCCCGGAACGTGTTGTTTGCGCGGTCTTCGAAGCTGTGCTGCAGCTCTGGCTTTTCGCCGCCCAAAAAGTCCACCACATCGAACGCCAGGTGGTAGCCGCTGCCACCCATGACGCGCTCGAAATCCTGCTGGATAAACGCGGGCGAGGTCTGCACAGACGGCCACTCTGGCTCTGTGCGGGCCACGGTGGTGATGGTTACGTCGCCAAGCTCTGGCGCGGTGGTGCCGGTGCTGCCCGCCGGGATGGATAGCCGGGCCAGTACCAGGGCATTTTCCGGCGCGGATTCGTTAAGGTTGGTGACGCCCAGCAGAACGCTGTTACCGATTACGTCCAGGTACGCTTCAGCGGTGGCGGATTCTGCGCCGCTGTTGCTCGGCACACTGGCCGCGTTTTCCTCGGCCTTCACCGGCATTTCGCGCCCGTGCATAAAGCACACGCCGGCGGCGATGTTCAGGTTTCGGTTTGCGGTGGTGGATTTGCTCAGGCCGCAGCCGCTTTTGATACCGCGATTCACCAGCACGAATTCGCCTTCCTGGTGGCGCACGGTTTTCTGTCGCTCCAGCTCTTTGGCCAGCAGGCCCACTTCTGAGAGCGATTTTTCAACCGCTGCCCACAGGGCGTTCTGGCCATCGGTGCCGACGGCCTCCAGATCCTGCTGCGCGGCTTCCAGCTGCTGGCGCAGCCATTCGGTGCGGTGGCCCAACTGCAGGGCCTGGATGTTGCTTACGCCATCAGGCCCGCCAACGACCGGATCGGTCTGTTCGATCTGGTAGATACCGGCCGGCCAGCTGGCGCTTAGGTTCAGGTTTGCCATGATTTACCCCTCGTTAAAACGTGATGGTCCAGGTGCCTTCCAGGCTGATATCGCTGTTTTTCTCGATACCGCCGCGCACTTTCCGGCTGAACAGCTCGCCGGAGGCGGTGCGCAAGCCGAATTCGCGAATAGTCAGGCCGTTGGCTTCGGTGGTGCTCAGCACAAAATCGAACCGAACTTTTCCAGCGCTCGGGTAGCCGTGGCCGGACAGAGGCCGCCAGTGCGCCGATGTAAGGCCGGTGTCGTTGGGTGATGCCGGGTCTGAGCTGGTGCCGAAGCCGATTTGCGTGATGGTGTCGCCGGTGCCGTCGCCAGCGATCAGGCGGGCCAGCATCTCCCGGGCGCCGTCAACAATCAGGTTTTCGTCGCGCCAGTGATCAATCAGCAGGCCGTCCGATTTCCGGATAACGCCGATTTCCAGGGTGCCGGTCATTTTCACCGCGTCTGTTATGTCCATGAGTCCTCCTTAAATGGCCAGCGGTGTGCGGCTGGTGCCCGCGTACCGGCTTTGGCCGTTGAACGATAGCCGGGCGTTGTGCTTGCGGCGCTCCACCACCGTGGCCACGGCGGCGTCTACCATTGAAGGCTGGCCGGTGCCGTGGGTTGGGGCGCCGTCGTAGGTGGCTGAGCCGCTGTAGCTGAGGGTTACCCGCTGCGCGTCTGCAGCCTGGTAGTTCAGGTGCAGGCTGGTTTCGTCCCACTGGTTGCTGTAGGTCTCGCCTGTAACCTGCCATTCGTGGTGCGGCATCAGGCCGTCGTGGTCGGCGTAGCCGGTGTAGCTCAGGCGGCCGTCAAAATAAGTGGCTTCACGCGGGAGCTTTTCGGCCTGGCTGTGATCGATGCTGCCGTCATACCGGAGGCCGGCGGGGCGCACCTCCTCAAAAGCCGGCTTGACGGTGATGGCGTGTTCGTCGCCCATTTCCAGAGAGTCCGACACGGACGCCTGGTAGGCCACTTCGCGCAGCACTGAGCGCACAGGCTTGGCGCGCCTCACTAGCCGAACCAGGCGCTCACGCTCGGAGCCGCTGACACCGATGTTTTCGCCAATATCCGCGATCACGCGGAACAGCGCCCACCGGGAGCCGCCGGAGTAATCATCTTCGCCGTTGTGCAGCTCTGCCCCGTTGTGGGTCAGGTAGGGCATGCCCTCTTCGATGTAGGCGTCTGCGTAGCCGGCGGCGCGCAGGGCTTCGCGCACGGCCCACACGGTGCCACGGTGGCGGCGGATATCCGGGGTGGCGCTGATTACGTCGCGCTTTACGGTTTCGGGCCAGGTGGAGTCCCATTCTTCTACGCCTACGGCATACGCAAGCCAGGGCAGGAACTCACGCGGGCAGCGGTAGGGGCTCCAGAGATCCCCCACAGGAACATCCAGCAAAAGCTCTGCTTGCAGCGTTGCTTCCAGATCCTTCTCCAGATCGGAGGCGTTGGGAGGCAGCAGCTGATCACTCATCTACAGACACCTCCACGGATTCGCAGAAGGGCGCCTGCGTGTCGTCGCAGCTTATGTCCGATGACGGCTGGCTGAGGGTTACACGCTCAACACCCTGGACGTACATGGTTGCCGCCAGCGCATCCTTAACGATGTTTTCGCCCAATGCGTGGCGCTCGTCGGCGTACTGTTGTGCCGCCTTAACAGCTGCGGCCCTCACCACTTCCGGGTCCGGGCCGTTTCGCAGTTGCAGATCCGCCAGCACGGAGTAGCGAATAACCTCAGCTGAGCGCACCTCTACCTGATCGTTCAGAGGCCGGGCCCGCTCTGCGCTTAGCGCATCCTTTACAGCATCGACCAGCTCCGGGGCTGCCTCTCCGGATTCCTGTCTGGAAAGCACGGTGACGCGGACAATTCCGGCATATCGGTTGATAGCGGTTGCATCGAGAACATCTTCATGCGCGCTCAAAGCGTGGTACCGGTAGCCGTTTTCGCTGCCTGCGGTTGATGGCGAATCCATAGCCAGCTGGATGCGGCGCTTATAGTCCGAGTCAGACTCCATGATTTCCGATACCGGTGGCGCTGCGTCAGGATCGGCTGGCCGAATCTGCAGACGCTCGGTGTCGTAATAAGTGACGCCGATATGATCCAGGGCTTCTTTCTCGGCATAGGCGAGCAAAAGAGACTTGGCGCCATCCTTGAACCTTTGGCGCTGGTTCAGCGAAAAGTAAGCGGCCGCCTCCAGCAGCTTGGTGATCGGCTCGCTCTCCAGGTCAATCACTTCAGCTGACTCGGGGTGCCTGGCCAGAAAGTCCTGCTTGATATCAGCCAGAAGCTCTTCAAAGCTCGGTGTTTGCACGATCTCCGGGGCTGGCAGTTGGGATAGGTCGATAATTCCAGCCATCAGGTAACCTCAATGCCGTCAAAGTTCACGGGCTCGCCGGTTGGCACGTATTCGCCCTGCAGATCGATGGTGATTTGTCCCGGGGCAGCGGATGATGCTCGAACGCGAGTCATCTTGAATCGCGGCTCCCACTTGGCCAGCGCTTGGGCCGTGGCCGCGTAAATATCCAGAGTGGTTGATTCGTTCAGGGGCGCGTCCACCAGCTCATAAAGCCGGGATCCATAATCGCGGCGCATAACTCGGGTGCCGATCGGGGTGGTCAGAATGTCCCGGATCGATTGCCGCAAGTGGTCAAGCCCGGAAAGGGCTCTGCCTGTGTTGGAGTCGCTGCCGTTCATGCCAATGATGATCGGCTACACCGCCAGCATGGGCCGCTGGCAGTGGTTCTACTTGGGCTGGCTTGTGTTGCCGCCGGAGTCGCCAGTGTGGGTGTGGCCTTTCAGGCTTATGCCGTCTGCAGTTACATCGCCGCCAGACAGATCCACGTTGCCGTCGATCTGAAAGTTGCCCTGAAGAACGGCGCCGGAGCCAGAAGACCCGGGGCCAGCCGCCAGCGCGCCGGCCAGGGTGAGGTTGCCGTTCACGTTCACGTTGCCGTTCAGGGTAATGGTGGGCGCCGTTACGGTGGCGCTGCTGCCCACCTCGGCTTCCAGGGTGGCGGCGATGGTCGCGCTCAGGCTGCCGGTGATATCCGCCGAAACGTCGCCCGACTCGGCCATCACCTGAATCACGGTACCACCGGAGAATCTGAGCAGGTACTTGCCGGCCGTGGCGTCGTACTCGATCACGGTGCCGTCCGGGTAGGTGGCGCGGTCGGTGCTGGCTTCGCGGTCATATTCCTTTACGGCGCCGTCTTTGTACTCAATGCGGTGCAGCGTCTTTCGGTTTCCGGGCGGCGGATGCTGGTTACTGTTGATGCTGCCCAGAATCAGAGCCTGGTTCATTTCCCCATCCGGGGAGAGCATAACGACCTGCTCGCCGGGCTCAGGGGCCCACCAGTCGGAATCTGGACCGGCGCGCTGAGTGCGCCATTTGAGCCAGTCGCTGAGGATGCCACCGGAACGCACCCGTACCTTGGCGCCAGCTTCGTCCAGCTGCTCAACAACGCCATAACGAATCATGTTCGCTACGCGGCGCTCAAGATCGGCAAGCCCCCAGTTGCTCATTCGGCCTCCGGCAGGATCTGCTGGTAATCGCTTTCATGTTCCGGGCCGATCTCTGGCGAGTAGCCCACATAGATCTCGCTGATCAGTGTGTCGTCGCCTTTCCAAATGCTTTGACCCAGGTGAACCTCTTGCTCCCATTCGATCGTCCAGACCTCGTACTGGTCCAGGCTTTCAGAGCCTGCAATTTCATCGGGAGACGCGGCCACGAATTGAGCAGGACCAACCGGCAGCCCCCAGCGCTGGTTGCGCAAGAAGGCGGAGAACGCGCCGGCCAGTTTCCGGATTGCCCGCTTTGCTTCCAGTTTGCGAAAGCTGATTATCAGGTGCGCCTCAAAGCGAGCGGCCACTTGCAGCTGTTCGGTACCGGGGTCAGCCTCGCCTGCGTCCAGCTGCGTGAGCTCGACAAAGCAGGCCGGAGCGCTGAATTTGTTGCGGGCCTGGCTGTAATCGTCCACGGTCTGCAGGTCCGGGAACTGCGCCGCGATTTTGTCCAGAATCGCCTGGTGCAGCTGATCCAGATCTATTTCCGTTTCTGCGTTCGCCATTCCAGCTCCCGTTCAAAAATGGTGAGAAAGCGCTGATCGAACTCCTGGCTCCCCAGCATCTGATCCTCAATCCACACATCAGCCTGGTCGCGGATCTCCACCACCTGCTTTTCGATCGGAAGGCGGCCGGAGCCTTTCCGCCTGAACACCTTCCGGGTGCCGCCTCTGGCGTTGGCGATGAATGCCCCGGGCACTCTGCGCTTTCCGGCGCTAACCCCCGCCAGCGTTTGTCGTGGCGATAGATCCATGTAGTCGATGGGGTCCAGCCCGTACCAGACCGTCACTTCTGCCTGGTTGCCTTTGGTCTTTACTCGGAAGGATTTCAGGCGCTTTCGGATGGCCTTTTGCTTGAGGTCCAGTTCCTTGGATAGCCCCCGGGCTGACTGAGTGCGCATCCAGCGCCCCATCTTGCCCAACGTACTGCGCAGGGCCTGCCGAACTTCGGTGTCCGTTGCCTGCAGATCGACCTGCAACTGGCTCAACCGGTCGGCGTGAACGTCCAGATCAATGAAGCTCATGGCTACCGATCCGCCAGGGCCAGGGTGGCCATGCCGGTGCCGTCCGGTTGAGGGCCGGTCAGCACGTCGTAATCCTTGCCGTCGATGGTGAGCACGTCGCCCCGGCGGGCATCCTTGAGCTCCGACATTTTGCCCAGGGCGCGCGGGTTGGTGGTGTCCATTTCGTACTCGCCGATCTGCGCGTTCAGGTACGGATCATCGAAAATGACGGTGACCGCCTGTGATCCGCCAGCCTGAAACGACAAAATCCCGGACACGGCGAACTCGTCCGCGTCCAGGAAATCGTTCAGGTCTTCCCAGTCAAGGGAGGGCATTACTCGCCGTCATCCTCTGCCGCTTCGATGGCCTCGATCAGGTCTGCTTTTTTCATGTTGGCGGCGCCTTCGATCTCGTATTCCTCGGCCACTTTGCGCAGATCTGCCACGGTCATTTCTTCCAGTGCGGGCAGCTCGGTTTCGGTGTCGTCACCGTCCAGCACTTCCTCGGCCTTGCCGCGCTGGATCAGGTTCATGGCGGCAGGCTTCGGCACGTCGTGCACAATCTGTTTTGGGGTGATGATCTTGCCACCGACCACAAAGGCGCTGGTGCAGCGCAAGGACATAACTTTGCTTTTGCTCATGACTTGCTCCTAGTAAGCCGGCCCGCGACGGGCGGGCC